GGCACCATGCTAACAAACTGCAAAAACTGCGGCGCCCCGTTGATACGGGAAGGCGGCGTGGCCCGGTGCGAGTATTGCGGCAGCGAGTTTGCGGACGAGCCGGAAGAACGATCTAAATATTATGAGGCATGGTTGAGAGCGGCGCAGGAGTCGCAGACCAGCAGCCTGATTCTGGCAGTAAACGCGACGTTATGTAGGAGGAGATGACATGTTAATCGTAATCGTCCCGCCGGGCGTGATTAGCGGAGGCGTGGCGTCCGCACAGATGGCACGGTATTTACGGCACCACCCGTTAACGCCGCAGGAAGGGCTGGCACTTTTAGTAATGATGGTAGTTATAGTAGCTGTGGTGTTGTGGATTTGTAAGCATTGGTATTAAGGAGGTTAAACATGCAGACGGTGATCACACTGACGGAGCTGGCGGAGCGATGGGGCGTGGCGCCGAACAGCGTCCGGAACATGGAGCAGGACGGTAAGCTGCACCGGCTTCAGTACATGCCGGGCTGCCGGTACAGCATGGCGGAGGTGTACCAGTTGGAAAGCATCGGCCTTGCCGCCAAAGGACTGACAGCCTGGGAGCGCAAGCAGAAGGATGATGAGATTGCCAGCCTGCGGCAGCAGGTGAGTGAGCTGCAGGGGCGGCTGGCGAAGGTGATGGCCATAGCCCAGGGAGGCGCGCCATGATCCGGTGCGTGTACTGTGACAGGCTGTGCGTTAAGAAGATCCAGCACAAGACGTTCTATTACTGCCGGGACTATCCGGACCGGCTGCGAGTAAAGCTGGGCGCAATGCATCCGCGCTGGTGCCCGAAAGTTAAGGAGGCGAAACAGAATGGCACGATGGGAACTGTATCAGCAGGTGGATCTGCTGAAGGCGCTGTACTACAGCTGCCGGGATGCGGCGGAATGGGACCGCGCAAAGGATGATTATATTGCGGCCCTGGAAGAGAGCCGCGCAAAGATGCGCTGGCTGCGGGATGTGAACAGGGTTAAAAAGGAGGCATGGGAACGATGACTATTGATAAGGAATATCTGGCAGGCATTTGGTTTTTCACAATGTTTTTTGGTGGCATTGCTTTAGGATGCCTGATTGGAATGGCGGTGTTCGGATAATGGGCAGAGCGGAAAGACGAGCGGCCGACAAGGCTGCTAAAACCGAACTGAAAAAACTGCAGGCCCTGCCGGTAGACAAATTTGCCGGATGGTTGGGTAGATACTCCAAGGCCAGTTATGAGGATGGATATAAAGATGGTAAGTGGAGTAAAGGATCTTATAATGACGGTTTTAGCGATGGCGTTGAGTCTAATACCATGGCCATGATGCGGTACCTGCATGACGAATTCGGCTTCGGCAATACACGGTTCCAGCGCCTGATCGAGTTTGCCAAGAAAGATGTGCAGGCCATGCGGGAAGGGTACATCGCTCCGAAGGAAGTAAAGGACGGGCTGGCGGACGAAGAAGGAATTGCCTGCCTGAAACAGATGCAAATGAAGGGCGAGCCGGATCCGCTCCGGGAGTGGGTGCCGGTAGAGACCACACTGCCGCCGGATGAGGACAAAGTGCTGTGTTGCACGGTAACCAAGAAGGGACTAAAGAACATTGTAATCGGCTATTATGCGCACGATCGCTGGTGCTGCGGCATGAACAGTAACGTGATTGCCTGGAGGTTCCTTCCACCAGCATATGAGGAGAAGTGCTGTGATGAGACTGACGTGTGAAGAAGTAGCGGCCATGATCGCATTAGGTGTGATGATACTGATCACGATGGAGCTGATGTGCTGGGCTATCACCGGCGCATACATAGGGAGGTAGATAACATGGAAATGAGTTTTAAGGATGGAAGCAAGGTTTGTGTTCCGGAGGACGTTACGGCGATATACTCAAGCGCTCCCACTGACGGACCCCGTCATGCGGAAGGAGTGCTGTGCGGTGACAATGGTATTATGGCCGGACTGATTGTTGGAATGATTGACAAATTTTACAACAATTTGACCGACGAACAAAAAGGGATGTTTGCGATGGCCGTCGTCGATATCTTCCAGAAAAATCCGTCCAAGAATATGAGGATTGAATCGATGACCATCATTAAGAAAAAACCGGAGGCTGACGATGACTGATTTAGGAGGACGGTGCCCGGCCATTCCGGGGTTCTGCGTGGAAGCATGGCTGTGCCGGAACTGCGGGAACCAGGCTGGATGCACCAAGAGAAAAATAAACGAGAGCCGGCCGCTGCGGAACAAGAAATGTTTCCGGTGTAAGCACCTGCAGGCGGTGACCATGGGCGTAACATGCGGCATAAAAAAAGACCGCTGACATGGCCGTGTCAGCGGTAAAAACAAGGTGTTAATCTAATGACTAATATATTATACCACACGGCCTGCCGACATTTCAAGGCGCAGACAAGCAGGAGAAGTAAAAAACTATCACAAGCGCAGGCCGTGTTTTTTATGGAGGGCGGAAGATGATTACAAGTAAAGGACATTACTATACGGCTATCATAACCGTCAAGATGGCTGTCGAGGTTACGGCTCATGACGAGGATGACGTAGAAGATATTGCGATGAACGCGGTGACGGACGCGCTGGAAGGAGCAGACGCAAACGTCAACGTGGAACGGATTTGGTGCGATAATGTTTACCGCGGGGAAGAGGCGCTGGATATTATACGGGAGGACGAATAAATGGCAAAGCTGATCATGACAGTAGAACAGATGCAGGACCGGCAGGCATGGTTGAAGCTGCGGAACAGCGGCCTTGGCGGATCGGATGCGTCCGTTATCCTGGGAATTAATCCCTGGAAGAGCGCCCTGGCATTGTGGGCAGAAAAGACCGGGGAGCTGGAGCCGGAGGATCTGTCCGGGAACCAGCGTGTGTACTGGGGACAGAAGAACGAGCAGAACATAGCGGAATGGTTCATGGAACAGACCGGTAAAAAGGTCATCCGGCGTGGCATGATGCGGAGTTGTGAGCATCCGTGGATGCTGGCCAGCGTGGACCGTGAAGTGGTAGGCGAGAAGGCCGGGCTGGAGATCAAGACGGCCGGCGTGGACCAGGCAAAGAAGTGGCTGGAGGATGAAGTACCGGACGCATATTATCTGCAGTGCCAGTGGTACATGGCAGTTACCGGATATGACCGTTGGTACATAGCGGTCCTGATCGGCGGCAACGAGGCAAAGTGGAAAACGGTAGAGCGCAACCAGGAACAGATCGACGAGCTGATCCGGGCAGGGCAGGAGTTCTGGAACATGGTGGAAAGCAAGACGCCACCAGCTCCGGACGGAAGCAAGAGCGCCGGGGAGTCCATTGCTGCCATGCATCCGGGCGGACGTACCGAGACGCTGGAGCTGCAGGCCCCGGAGATGGTGATCGCCTACGAACGTATGAAACATTTTGAGACTGCGGAGAAGGAAGCCCATGAAGCGAAGGAACAGTACAAGCAGCAGATCATGGAAGCCATGGGCGACTATGAGGTGGCGGAGATTTCCGGAAACAAAATTACCTGGAAGGTAACGGCGGGCCGGACGACAATCGACACAAAGAAATTGAAAAGTGAATTGCCAGACATTTTTGAAAAGTATAAAAAAGTTGGTAAACCTACAAGGGTATTTAAGGCGTAAAAAAAGTATAAGGAGGATATAAAAATGGCAAAAGTAAACAGCAAGGCAGTTATCGGAAGAGCAAACAACACAGAAGTTTCCCCGGTGGATCAGAAGGCGAAACAGACAGTAGGCGGTCTGCTGCAGGCGATGTTAGATAGCGAGAATTACCGGAACCGGTTCCAGGAGCTTTTAGGCGCACGGATGCCCCAGTTTATGGGAAGCGTGGTTTCCATGGTAAGCGAGGATCCGTATCTGAAGGAAGCGTTTTTTAATGCGCCCATGACTGTGATCCAGTCTGCGCTGAAGGCTGCGTCCTATAACCTGCCTATCGACAAGGCGCTGGGGTTTGCATACGTGGTGCCATTTTGGAACAGCAAGACCGGCAAGCGGGAAGCACAGTTTATTCTGGGGTACCGTGGGATGATCCAGTTGGCGAATCGGACCGGAGCATATGAACGGTTGAACGTGGTGGACGTCCGCCAGGGCGAGCTGAAAAAATTCGACCGGCTGACGGAGGACGTGGAAGTGGAATGGATCGCTGATGAAGCGGAACGCGAGAAACTGCCGGTGGTTGGATATCTGGGATACTTCCGGCTGGTTAATGGCTATGAAAAGAAAATTTACATGAGCGTCAGCCAGATCGACGCGCACGAAAAGAAGTTTAGGAAAGGCAAGGCGGGTACTAAACGTCCGGCCATCTGGGAAGAAAATTATGACGGCATGGCCTGCAAGACGGTACTGCGGCGCCTGATCGGTAAATGGGGCCTGATGTCTATCGACTATCAGAAGGCAGACACAGCGACCATTAAAATCGCCCAGGACATTGCGACGGGTACCGTGGACGACGAGCTGACGATCGACGCACCGGTGGAAGAAGCGCCTGCAGCTATCCCGGAAAAGACCGCGACGGCACAGAAGCCGGTGGAGGCCCAGGCTGTGGCAGCGGAACCGGAAGCGGTTGGCATGTTCGGCCCGGAGATTCCAAAGGATCAGCTGGTAGATTTTTAAATATTAAAAGCCGGGGCTGCATAGCGGTCCCGGCTATATGAGGTTATAGACATGGTACTACAGCAGGGATACGCGAAAAAAACACAGCCGGAGACATTGATCCGGAGAGCTATAACGGAAGTGTTGCGTCTGGACGGATGGGACGTAACCTATCACCAGCAGGGACCAATGTGCCGGAAAGGCTTCCCTGATCTGACAGCATTAAAAGACGGTAATACTCTGTACATAGAGGTCAAGACAAAGACCGGGAAGCAGTCTGCGTACCAGGTGGAGTTTGAGAATATATGCCGGGCGCACGGAGGGACATATATCCTGGCCCGGAGCGTGGACGATATCAAACCGTATCTGACAAGTATACGGAGTTTATTTTAGGAGGCGGAGAGAATGGCAAGTCGCAGGATGATATCGACGACAGTCTTTTCGTCGGATAAGTTTATGGATCTTCAGCCGGTTACGCAGTTGCTGTACCTGCAGATCGGATTAAATGCGGATGACGATGGATTTACAAATCGGCTTAACGCGATCCGGAAGATGGTGGACGCAACAAAAGAAAACATAAACGAATTAGTTGATGCCGGTTTTATCTTTATTTTTAATTCCGGTGTGGCGGTGGATCTGTACTGGAACGTGAACAACTCTGTCCGGAAGGACCGATATAAACCAACGGTATACCAGGAAGAATATGCCCTTCTATCCAAGGATACCGAGGGCCGATACATTATAAAACCAAGTGGTAACCAAATGGATACCAATGGTATACCAAGTGACAACCAAATGGATACCCAGGTTAGGTTAGGTAAGGATAGTATAGGTTATAGGGCTATGCCGCGCGAAGCAAACCAAAATTATCCACAGGTTAACCAAAAAACTGTGGATAATTTGACCGAAGCGGAACAGTATTTTTCGGAGCGGATCCATCTGATCACACAGCCGGAGCAACAAAAACTGCAGGAATTGATTGCACAGTACGGCATCGATGCCTTTAAGGCTGCCGTGAATATCATGCAACGTCGTGGCGGGCGAAGTATGCGCTATCTGGAGGCGGTCATCAAGGACCCACGTCCGCCATCAGGCGGCGCACCCATATCAGATCTGACGGAGGAGGATATCAGTGAAATACTCGGCTGAAACATATAAGGCGGTCCGGTTACTGTTTGCAGCATACCGGCAGCATGATGATGCGGCAATCAAAGTGTATGCTGCCATGCTGGACGATGTACCGGTGGGACTGCTGCAAAAGACGGTAAAAAAGTGCATAACGGAATCAAAGTTTTTACCCAGCATAGCGGAGATTCGGGTAGCGGCCCAGTCGCTGATGGCTATGGTGGATCCGTCCCGGAAGGTAAAGACATGGCAGGAGGCCCAGAAGGAAATATCCCAGGGCATGGTGCGGACATGGTACAAAGGCTGCCTGGGCGATATCCCTATGGACCATCCGGAATACGGACAGCCATGTGAACCATACTGGACGACGAAAGAAATAGAGCTGACGGTAAAAAGCTACGGCTGGGATAACCTGATGCTGGCCATGGCGGACGATATGCCGACGATTTGGGCGCAGCTCCGGCGGCTGTATGAACAGGCCTGCCAGAGCAAAGCAGAACGTGAAGTCAACGAATACGTGCTGGGCA